GATGAAGAAGAACTTGAGGGTTTTGATGATAATCAACTGTCAATGTTAGGTCTTGACGTAGGTGCACTGAATGATGAAAAACGATACTGGAACTACACAACTAGAAGCAGAAGATGATGAGCTAACTCCCGAACAGTTGCAGATGCTTGGCGTAGAGGAGTATCCAGAACCAACCGAGCCGCGATGGATGCCAGCTTTGGATACTGGACTTCTGCCACGGCGAGGTGATTTCAGGAATCACGCGGAACGAATCCGACAATTGAACGATGAGCGTTTTTATCAAATGTTAGCGGAAAGGAATCGACCAAGCAGCCTTGTGTTTGGCGGCTCTGAGTTGGCAAGCTTAGACCCGTATAATGGACAAACATTCGAGTTTACCACACTTGATGAAATTGCCCCAGTTTTCACAGAAACAACATCAACCCAGAGTGACCCTGAACTTGAGATGGAAACACCAACATACGAAAATCTAAGAGAAATGATTGATAAGTTTGCCGAGGACGTTGATGAAGATTAATGACAAATACCTACAGAGATTGGGTGTATTGCCATACGAGAACACCAACAATTCAAGGCATATAAGACAGCTTCGCGGTCAATGGACTATGGAACCAGAAGAAGATTTGCAGACAATGCACGGAATTGACGCCGAAGAAGAAATGATTCGAGCAATGATAGAAGAAGTACAGACGCAACAAATTAGGCAACAATTAGCTCTTGGAGTAGAAGATACGATTCCCGCGCCGTTTCCACCAGCACCCGGTTTCAACCATGCGGGAACAGTGGAACCGAATACAAATGACACTTCAGCAGAAGATACTTGGTCACGCCTTCGAGCCATAGTTGATTCTTGGATAGATAGAACTTAATAAGGAGAAGTAATGATAACTGATTTGGATGTATATGCCTCATTTAGACGTGCTCAGGCTAATTACAAGGGTACTGGGTATAGGCTTCCCAAGGACTGGGAGAGTCATAAAGAAAAAAGAATGACTGACCATAATGGCAACCAACTCTATAAGATGACTTCCTATTTCAATACTACCTATTCCAATATCAACATGGACAGATATATGGCATGTGGATTTGAGTTATGGGATGCTTTTACATACAGACATTTCTGTGACCCAAAAATCATTAATCTTTACATGACACATGACAAACAAAGAAAGCGTAAAATGAAAGCGTCTGTTGAGGAGATTGATGTAACATTTGAATTTCTCAAGAGGGAAATGGGCGTGAAACCCAGAAGAGATGGATATGGACAATTACAAAGTTTTTGTAAATTTCGTGACGGAAATGTGAGACTTATTATAAATACTTATCTGAAAGGTAAGATTGATACGATGACGATGACTTATTGTATTTTTCAAAGATATATATCATTGTCAGATGACGAACGTGCGTTAACTCCATATATAGCTGACCGATACCGAGAGTTGGTCGAAAATATGCAAGAGGTGAAAAGGTATATAGAACGCAAGGAGATAGAATTGAATGAGCATAAAACAAAAAAACACTGAGAACTATCTTGAGAAACCTGTTGCGAAAAAGACAACAACCGAACAGATGATTTATGGCGGTGGTGATACACTTCAAGAAACACAAGCCAAGTCCGATAAGAAAAAAGAAAAGATGCTCACAGAGTAAAATAATACATACAGTACGTTTACATAACAGTTCGACTTCAGTATAATAACAGTAATTAACAGTTCGTATCTATGATACGGAAATAAACCAAACAGTAACTACAGTAACAACAGTTACGCAGGAGACACAATGAGTAAATGGTTAAGAAAAGAAGATTATGAGATGTTCGCAGACCAGAAATCGCAAGACAAGGAAAACGCTTCAAGTGACACGGTTGGTGGGTTCTACAAAAAATGGAAGAATCCTCAGATGGGTACTCAGGAAAAGGCAAAAGAGTACAAGATAAGACTCCTACCTGACCCAAAAAAGGGTTACTACAAGAACTATCTATATCACGGCTTCAAAAGTGGTGACAAGTTTCACTATTTCCTATGTGAAAAGAATGATAACATGGATGCATATTGTCCTTTCTGTGACGCTACAAAGATGTTGTATCAAGGTAACGAATCCGACAAGAAAAAGGCGAAAGAGTACAAGCGCAAAGAGCGTTTTGTGTCAAACGTCTATATTGCAGAAGACCCCCGTGACGTAGAAACAAAGGTTGCGGAATACAAGGTTGGTGGAACTGTTCGTTTGTATGAGTTCCCAGCTACCGTAGAATCGAAGATTTCCAACGAAATCACGGACAAGGAACAGGGTTATGGAATTTCTGTATTTGACCCAGAAGATGGCTACGATTTTATTTTAAAAATCAAGGCGAAGCCGAAGGATGACAAGGGCAAAGAGTGGCCTGACTATGGTGACACGATGTTTGCTCGTAAATCATCCCCCATATCAACCGATGATGCTGTCATAGATGGTGTCATGGAAGCAAGGGTTGACCTTGATGAGTATATTGAGTCGTTACGCAAAGGGCGTGATGAACTGGAAAAGATTTTGAAAACAGAGATGCTTTGGGATGATGTTGGTCATACCTTTGAGAAGCACATGAGGACTTCCGACTCAACAACCGCGCAGGAAGCAACAACTGCATCACAACCGGCAGCACAACCGGCAGCACAACCGGAAGCAACACCGGAAGCAACACCGGAAGCAACACCGGAAGCAACACCGGAAGCAACACCCGCTCATCAAGCAACTGAGTCGGATACCGCTACTGATGCGTTACTGGCAGAATTGTCGGAAATGTAATAATGAACTAAGATAACGTTAAAGGGTTCTTTGGTATAAATACTGAAGAACCCTTTTTTTCTCAGGGCAAGACAAGTTTTGTTTATTGGTGAAATATGAAATACGAAATATACTTAAAAGAGATAGCAAATACTGTTGCATATTGGATTTCTCCTTCTGGAAAAATCATTGATGTGGGAACAAATCATATTGATGTTGTTATCAAGAATCCTAAGATTTTTGGTTTGACTGATGAGAAAATCAAGACCATTTATGACAAGCACGGTGAGCAGATGGGTGCTGAAGGACAAGCACGTGAAGAACTTATTATCTGGCTTGTTAAGAAGGACTGGGTACGTGTTCGTAGATACCGCAATAGGGGATATTCTGTTAATATAGGTAGGATGTCAAAGAAAATAAAAGATATTCTCTTTTCATGGGCAGACAAGCTGATAAATAGGGGTATCAATGGAATGAAGGAAACGGATAAGTACATGCCCGTTAACATCTTGGGGTTTCAAGACCACTTTCAACGTAACCTCACAATCCAAGATGTAGCTAACGATGCACTGTACGAAGGAAAAGAAACCTTCAATTCAAAAAATGAAGTTGTGTTTGTGGAGGATATTAATGAATTGCATTCTTATACGAAGGGTTAATGGCTAAAGGCAGTACATGGGAGCGTGAGGTTTCCAAGGCACTGACAATGTGGTTAACAGGAAAACCCAAACCTTACGTTTGGTGGAGAATGCCTAGCAGTGGTGCTATGGCTACCATCTCCGAAGAAAACAAGGAACTGTCTGGTGATATCATGCCTCTGCGTCCAGAAGGCGCATTTTTGACCGATAAGTACTCAATTGAGTGCAAGATTGGATATCCATCAAGCTCATTTCACAAACATCTCAAAGGTGTTAAAAACGATGAGATATTGGACTTCTGGAAACAATGTAACCGTGATGCAGACCTTGCAGACAAGAAACCAATGCTCATATATAAAAAGAAGATGCACAATGCATTGATAGGCATTGAGTGTAACGATTATGAAGACAAGCTATACAGGTTGCCAAGTATAACTATGGCCTTTACCCCAGAACAAGCCGGTGACCAGAGCGTACCAGATGTATCATTTTATGATATGACTGAATTCTTGAAAGCTGTCAGTCCAGAGGATATAAAAACTAGATGAACGCCAAGTTAACCAAAGATGAGTTCTTCGAGATAATCACTGTTTTCATCGTGGAAGAAGCCAAGGCAACAGGTAAGAATTTTGTGGGAGAAGACCCCGCTGACCTTACTGAGTACCAACAGTTACTAGCTCATATTGCCAAGTTCCCAATGAAGACTCCTCTCAAGATGGCTCGTTACAGAGTCGAACCCAAGGAGAAGTTACTGGGTAGAAGACTTATCGACAGCATGGCAAAGACAGACGAAGTGAGGCTTATTGTATGAGTCAGATTACTTTAACACCAGATGAGGTTCCAGATTTTGTGGTTGCTTTCCTGATGGACAATTTTAAGAATGATGAATTGCTCAGGGATAATCCATTGTGGGATAAGTATATGGATAACCTGAAGGCAAAGGGTATAGAGGCTCAGACCATGTTGTACTATCTACACATGGATGCCGAGACTCGTTTGAAATACAAAAGAATTTCTAAGGTTTTTGATGGA